GATCCGAGATCTTTCGCACATCTTCGCGCGCATCTTCGGCGTCCCGCTTTTGATCCAACCGGGCAAGCTCGAAGCCTTGCTCGCCGGCCTGAATGCCGCTCGCTTTCAGCGCGGCTCGCTGCTCGTCCCACAGGCCAGTGCCGAAGAGGCTGACCCTCCCAAGTCCGAAGCCTCGACTTATGGCTATCGGCTCAACAAAGGTGTCGCCACGGTCCCGGTGCACGGCGTGCTGGTGCGCCGCGCCGGCCAGATTGACGCCGATTCCACCCGCTTGCAGTCCTACGAAAACCTGACCCGGGTGTTGCGCAGTGTTCGCGCCGATCGCCGCGCCCGTGCCATCCTGCTCGACATCGACAGTCCCGGCGGCGAAGCCGGCGGCGTCTTCGACTTCGCCAACGAAGTCCGCGCGATCGGCCGCGACAAGCCGGTCTGGGCCGTCGCGAATGATGACGCCCTGTCGGCCGCCTACGCCATCGCCGCGGCGGCGCAGCGCGTGTGGGTCACCGATACCGGCGCCGCTGGCGGCGTCGGCGTCGTCGCTCTGCATCTGGACCAATCACGGCACGATGAAGAGGCAGGGCTCGCCTTCAACTACATTTTCAAGGGCGCGCGCAAGGTCGACGCCAATCCGCACGAGCCGTTGTCGATCGAGGCGCGCGTCGGCATTCAAGGCGAAATCGACCGAATTTACGACAAGTTCACGGCCTCGGTCGCCGAGCACCGTCGCTTGCAGCCGGCCCAGGTCCGCGCCACCGAGGCGCGCGTGTATTTCGGCGGCAATGCCCGCAACGAAGGCCTGGTCGACGAGGTCGGCAATTACGACCAGGCGCACGCCGCACTCGCCGACAGCGTCAATCTCGGCCCCGTCAATTCCAGAGGAGCGAGCAGGATGGACAGCGAAGACAATCCCGCCAACGTCGTCAATCTTGACGAAGTCCGCGGCACGGCGCGCACCGAGGCTTTGGCCTACGCGCAAGAAGTCAATGATCAGTGCCGGCTGGCACGGCATCCCGAACTGGCGAATGCCTACATCAGCAAAAACACGCCGATCGCCACGGTCAGTCGCGAGCTGCTGGAGCTCCGCGCCCGCGAGGACCAGATGCGGCCGATCGACACCATCGATACCAGCGCCGCCGTGCGCGCCGGTCAGATGGGCAACCAGACGGCCGATGTCATCAAGGCCAACGCTGAACGCATGCGCGCCTACCAGACGCCGTATCGCGGCGGCGGGTTCTAAAGCGGATGCTTAGTCTCGGCCTGATGGCCTACATCGGCCGGCCGTATCTGGAGCGCGTGCCGCCGCCCGTACCGCCTGATCCTGGGAATGGCGGCAGTGCCGACCCGCCGCCAGCCGAAACCTTGCCAGCGCCTCCCGAGGGGCCCGAGCCGCATCATCCGATGGCTGCCGTGCGCCGTGCCGGCCCGCCGCGCCCACGCCGCCCGAACTAAACCATGGCTGCTGCACGCGAGGCCACGCGCTATGCCAATTTCGTCCTGACCGAGGCGAAACTGTGGCGCTCGCGTGAGGTCCGCTTGACTGCCGTCATTACAGGGGGCACGCCCAGCGGCACGATCTTCGACAATAGCGGCAATATCTTGATCGCCGGGACGATCAACGCTGCCTCATCGATCTTGTTGCGGCCTGAGCCGCCGCAGACTGTCGCCAACAGCAAGCTGGTGCTGGCACGCAATGCCGAGGTCAATGACGCCTTTTTATCTTACGTGATGCAGGGCGGCGTGCCAATGAATCAGGCGCAAATCGACTCGACTAATCTCGCATTGCTCATGAACAGCGGGATTGTCGTGCGCAAAGGGGTGCTACCTGACTCCAGGGCCTCGACCAGCTTTTTCGGCGACCTGGGGGCAGCCATCAGCGGTGCCTTCGCGGCAGCGGGCGAGGCGGTTGCTGGTGCTGTCAACGTCGTGCTGGCGTTGGTCTATCACCCGCGCAACCGGGATCGCCGCTGATGGCGCAGTCTGTTCGCGCATTCGATGGCGGTCTGTCCCTGTCCCGGCAAGAGCCGTGGTTCGCCGCCTTCCTGCTGGCCGAGTCGCGGCAGTATCGCTCGCGCGGCATCCGCGAGATCCAGGCAGGGGCCTGGGCAGTCGGGACCCTCCTCGACAGCGCCGGCGATGTCGTCACCCCCTCGACTGTGGGCGATGCGAGCTGGGTCCTGCTCGCCCCGTTTTTCGATGAGCAGCGCGCCCCTGCCCTGCTGATCATGCGTGATGCCGAGGTCAACGACTGGTACATCCAATACGGCGTGCTCAATCACGGCGCGGTGAATGAGGCATTGCGCGTCAACAGCCGCATTATCGTGCGTGCTGGGCCGGCTCAGTTCGGGATCGAGGCGCGCGATGTGACGGTCAGCCCAGCCGTGGGCGGACAAGGGGACGTGCAGGCCGCGCTGGAGTATGTCAACGACAACATGCTCAGCACAGCCGGCGCGACCATGACCGGGCCGCTGCATGTGCGCGAAGTTGACGCCGCGACCGAGCGCACCGAAGCAGTCAATCGCGGCTATGTCGACTCGCTGGTCCTGGGCGTGTCGAATTTTATTGGCCGGCTCGATGCCGAGAACGATGAGGTCTATTACACCCAGATTTCAGGCATCACCCCCAGCCCTGGGCCGCTCTGCACGCCCGAGATTGCGCGCCAGGGCGGCATGGTGATCTGCGAGCGGCCAGGGATCATGCCCCCCGGCTCCCAGATGGAGGGGACCGTGTTCAGCTATGGCGACCGCGCCATCAGCGACGGCGACGTTTGGTATCACTTCCCCTCAGTCACTGAGCAAGTCACCGGCACGATGGTTGCCCTAACCCCTGAGGTTTTCGCCCGCGACAATGTGCAGGCTGCACTGCAAATGGCCGAGGCTGCGGTCAACAACCGGGTGCAAAAGAGCGGCGACACCATCACCGGCATGCTGACGCTCGATCCTGGCGTGCCAGGGCTGCCTGCCTTGTTTATCCGCCAGCCCGCCAATGATCCTGGCGCTACGTTTCTTATCGCCGGCAATCCTAATGGGCGAGCAATCGACGCCTCAGGCTCCATTCGATTGACTACTGGCGACCTCGAAGTCATGGGCGGCGCGATCAATGTAAGCAGCGGCGCCGGCTTTGTCATAGCGCGCCAATTCTACCTCGGGGTCGAAATTAACTGCGGCTATCTGCTGGGCAACGACACCACCAGCGGCGGCCTCTGGCGCAATAACAACGGCCAGATGACCTTGCGCCGGCCAGCCGGGCAGGCCGATCTGTTCTCCGAGGATAACAATGCGGTCAGCCGCCAGCGCATCCTGACCGAAAATGATTTGACCGACATGCTGGTGATGTACCGCGCGCCGGCATTGTTTTCGACGCCGGCAGGGCTTCCGCTTGACCAAAATTGGAAGCAATGGTGGATCGATTCTTTTTCGCTACCGGGACGCACCGGCAGCTCGCGGCTGCTAATCAGCCTTTCAGTGTCGTGCTTTGGTCCTACTGGTCAGATTTGGCTATTGGGCGCGCGTCTGGCGGCGCCGCCGGGCGGGGCGGTCGAGCGGCGCGTCTTTATGTATGCAGACGGAATGACTGGCCTGTTTGAATTTTATGTCGATGTGCTAGGGGCCAACCCGACGCTCGCGATCCAGCTTGCCGCCTTTGGCGTGCCATTGTCTGACAGTCCGCCAGCCGGCATCGAGACGCGCGATGCGCGCGTTTACGATACCCGCTCGGAAATTTCGATAATCGACCTGGGACCATCAGCATAGGAGGGACGACATGGCTCGTGCCAATCAAGAGAAGTGGTTCGCTGACGCGCTCGTCAGCTACGCGCAAGGCTACCGCTCGTTTGAAGCGGTCAATATCCCGGCAGCAGGAAACGCCGCGACACCGGCAATGCAACCGGGTATGTTGCTGACGGCGGGCGGCGTCATCGCAGCGACCGATACGACAATCCAATTTGTTCTATTGCAATCGGTTCCGGCGCGTAGCGTAGGAACGCCGGCAATCCCGGCGCTCGTTTTGGCGCGAGATGCGGAAGTTAATGACGCTTATCTTTTATATGGCGGCGTTGCCGTCGGCGCCGCCAATACACGCCTAAGCGCTCTCAACATCATCGTGCGGCCTGGCGTGCTGCCACAGTCGATCGTGACCGCCAGCATGCTCGACGAAGAGGGTCGGATGATTGTCACCGAGGGAGACCCGCCGCACGAGCCTGAGCCGGCTGCGGCATAGGAAAGGGGAACCACAGCCATGTTGGACATTTTCAGCAACAATGCCGCGTTCACGGTGACCGGCCTGACGGCAGCTCTGCTGCGCACGCCCTATGTGCCAGGCCTGATCGGGAGGCTGGGCCTGTTCGCGCCGCGGCCGATCGCGACCACGACGACGACGATCGAAATCAAAGGCACTCGCCTGGCGCTGGTGCCCGAGGTTCCGCGCGGTGCGCCGCCCACCCCCAATGTGGAGGATCGGCGCGCGCTCGTGCCCTTTCGCATCCCGCACTTCCCAATCCGCGATACGATCATGGCGGACGCGGTCCAAAATGTGCGAGCGTTTGGCACGGAAGATCAGCTCGAGGCGCTGTTGACCGTGCGCAACGAGCGCATGTCGAGCATGGGCCTCAAGCTCGACGTGACCCAGGAATATCTGCGCCTCGGCTCGGTCCGTGGGATCGTGGTCACCGCGGCCGATCGCAACACCGGCGCGCCGTTGCAGTCGATAAGCCTGTTCGATCAATTCGAGGTCGCCGCCCAGCCGCCGCGCAATTGGCCGATCATCGGCGCCGGCCTGCTCGGGCAAGAAGCTGCGGCTTGGGAGGGGCAGCTTACCGGCTTGATCAATGACCTCGCCCGTAGCATGGCCGACGAGTTGCCGGGGGGCATGCTGGGCGGTATTTTTGGGGTTTGCGGTGCAGAGTTTTTTGATGCCTTCTCGATGCATCCCGAGCGCCGCGCGGCCTTTATCGGCATTGACAGTCGGCCAGTCATCGAGCCGCTGCTGGGGACCCGCATTCAATTCCGCGAAGTGACCATCGAAGAATATCGCGGGCGTACCGGCAACGTTCAATTCGTCCAACCAAGACAATGTCATTTCTTCCCGGTCGGCGTCCCCGAATTGTTCATCGAGGTCTTTGCGCCGGCCGACTACAACGAAACGGTCAACACGCTCGGACTGGCGCGCTATGCCAAGATGGAATCGCTGGATTTCGACAAGGGTGTGGAGCTGGAGGCGCAGATGAACGTTCTCCCGATCTGCACCAGCCCGCGCGCGTTGTTCACGGTGACGGCAACCGATTATGTTCGTCCGCCCGCGCCACTGGTTGGGACTTCGCCGGCACGCAACCGCAGCTAATGCCTCGCGCCGTCGCCGACGTCGTCTTTACGCGGATGATCCTGCGCGAGGCTCCCGCCAGTGCCTCGCGTAATCGGATGTATTTGGTCGGCGTCGGTGAGCCTGGCACGCTGCTCAGCGTCCACTATACCGGCGCGCTGGATACCAGCTACGCCACGCCGGTTGCGCTGCCCAACAACGCCAACGGCATCCTGCTGGACCGCCAGCTGACAACTGGTGCCGCGATGCGCGTCATGCTGACCCGTAAGTGTGAGGTCAACGACGCCTATATCGAGTATGGGAATTTTGACCGGCTGACCGTCAACCTGGCGCTCGCGGCGAATGCTGGGATCATCGTGCGTCAAGCTATCACCGACAGCTCTGGGATCGCTGGGGGCATCTTCGATGATGACGGGCACGATGGAGAGGCCGAACGGGCCTGGGTAGCCGCCGTGCCGCCAGCAGCCGTGCCAGGGGAGGGACGCCCGCCCTTCTATCATTCCTGGGGGATCGTCTTGACCTTTCGCCGTTGGGTGGTCGGCCTGGCCTTGCGCTGGGGGCGGAGGGGCTGATGCCGCTCGCTGCGTTCGACCCGCTGCTGCGCGCGCTGGATGACGGGCTCGGCGAGCCGGGGGCTTGGCTCGGCAATCTGCTGCAAATGCGATTCGTGCAAGATTACACGCCGGCGGCTCTGCAGATGACCGAGCAGGGCATGACCCAAGTTCAGACGTGGGTCTATTTCGGCCGCTATCAATTGCCTCCCGGTGCCGGGGTGCCAGGGATCGGCGACATCGTGACAGTGCGCGGCCGCACCTGGGAAGTCGCCGAGTTCGGCACGGACGATCTCGATGAGCTCCAATTGCGCCTGATCCCGTATCAGGCTTCACCGCTTGAGGATGAGCCGCGCGGTCCTGGCCGGCCGACACGCCGCGACGAAATCTTGGCGGCTTACGATGCTCTGCTGACGATGCGCGCTGTCGACCCGCGCAAGCCGCTGAGCCATGCCTTTCCGCTGGTGCGTCGCCGACTGACCGGATCCTCGGCCCCGTCTCCTGGTCTCAGCGACAAGACTCTTCAGGGGGTGTTGTCGTCGCGTTCGGCGTCAGCCTCCGGCGACGGCTCGGGTGGTGCGGCACGGTGAAACCACTGCCACCAGCGTCGCCGCCGCGCCCATGCCCAATGTTCGGCCAGGACCAGCGCGACCCCATCGAGCCGGCGATTGACCTCCTCGACCGTGGACTTGTGCGCGAGGGTCGCGGCCAGGCTGCCCAGGTCGCGGAGTTCGGCGCGGACCTCTGCGCGGACGACCGAAATCTGGTCAGGCAGGGGGAAGAGCTTGTCGAGGATCGCGCCAGCGTTGGCCTCCAGCTCCTCGCTGGCTTGCTTGGCCTGGGCCTGCACATCCCCACGGAAAGCAGCCAGTTCGGCGCGCACAGCTAAGATGCCGTCTGTAATCACCCCCTCACTGTCGCTGATTTGGCTGGCGATCCTGGTCAAGCCGTTCGCCAGGCGCTCGTCGAACTTCTCGAATAGGGGGCCGAAGCCTTCCTGCGCTGTGCGCATCTCGGTCAATGCCGTGCGCATTTCGGTCAAGTCCTGACGGACCGCGCTGGTGTTGGCGACATTCTCTTGGCGCAGCTTGGTTATGTTGGTGGCCAGATTAGCGATTTCCGCGCGCGCCCCGTCCAAATCAAGCGCCAGGGCTTCCCATTGTTGGCGATAGCGGTCGGGGGTCTGATCAATGCGCTCGCGTATTTCGCGCATGTCGTGCTGCACCTTGGAACCGAGTTGTTCCTGAGCACTGCGCAACGTATCAACGTCAGTTAAGGTCGCCGGTTGACGGGATCGGGCCATTGCATTGTCCTCGGCTTTATGCGAAAGCCTGTCGTTGCTGGTGTATCATTGTTTCACTTTCACGACGGGAGAAATAGATGCCGCGCTATCTTGTTTCGTCTGACAGTCCGATCGCCGTGCGGGGGCTCGGGCGCCCCGGTCATGGCCTCCCCTGGCCTGGCCGTCCGACCGATCCCGATTATGGTTTGGAAGAAGGCGAACGGCCGGAAGTCGAGCCGCCGGATATCGACCCGCCGCCGGGGATCTGGCCTGGCCCGTCTCCGGGGCATCCAATCGAGCCGATTCCACCGGGTGATCCCGGGCACCCCGACACCGGCTTTCCGCCAGGGTCGATCTGGCCGCGCCCGCCGCACGCGCACGGCAAATTCATCGTCTTGGCGCACGTGCCGGGCTACGGCTGGCGATATTTCTCGGTGGACATGGACGCACTGCCGGAGCCGCCCGCGGGAGGAGTCGGCGGTCGCCCTCCTCAGAGGCCGGGAGGGGCGCCGGAAGTGGACCCAACGCGCCGATAACCCGGAGACGCTTGCGTCGATTGTTCGGGCACTAGTTGGGCGACCTCTGACGGCAGGCCGGCAGCAGTGAGCCCAAGGGAGGGGGGAACCCGGCCTGCCCAGGCGAACCCCTCCCAACCGCATAAAATTCTCCAATTTTCGCCCTGATTCCCGCCGTGGTTTATGCCGCCGGCGCGGCGCAGCCTCGGCCTCATGTCCTACCTGGCGCAGCTTCGGCAGGATACGTGCGAGCGGCTGACACGGTTGCCGCAGTTCCGCCACGTCTTTGACTCGCGTCAGGCGCAAATCAGCCGCGCGATGCTGCCGGCGCTCAGGGTCTACGCCTCCCAGACTTCCGAAGGCCGTTCGATCAACATCCCGGACTTCCTGACGACCACCAGTCTGGTCGTGCAGATTGTCGCCGAGGATGTGACCGACGCCGCGTCGGCCGAGCGCGTCGATCATCTGTGCGACGACATCAAGGATTGGCTGCTCGGGGATCCCGAATGGCTCGTCGGCTACGAGCAAATCCGTGGGGTCACGACCGATATCGACCGTGACATCGAAGGCGAAAGCCGCACCACGGTCGCCACCATCAACTTCGCCCTGACGATCAGCGAATGGTACGAGCCGCGGGTCCCCGACACGCTCGAGGAAATCCACATGGAGATTGACGTCATCAGCCCGGCGGCCGACCCGAATATCAAATATCCGGGCCCAGATGGGCGCATCGAGGTCACGGCCAATTTCTTGAAGCCCGCGCCGCCGCGCGCCGCGCGCGGGGTGCCAAAGTCCGATCCCGCCCCCGTCGAAAAGGATTGAGCCGATGCCGGTTTCCTTTGAGCGCATCCCGTCAAATATCCGGGTTCCCCTGTTCTATGCCGAAGTCAGCAACCGCGAGGCTTCCTATCTGCAAATCCTACAGCCGGCGCTGCTGATCGGGCCGATGCTCCCGGCCGGGACCGCAACCCCGCTCGAACCGGTCCTGGTGCGCGACTCCAGCGATGCCATGGGCCTATTCGGCGCGGGCAGCATCCTGGCCGACATGATGACTGCCTACCGCCGCAACGACACTTACGGCACGGTCTGGGCGATCCCTCATGAGGATGCCACGGCGGCGGTCGCGGCCAAGATCACGATTGAGTTTGAGGGCGCGCCCTCGGCGCCGGGGACGATCGCGTTCTACATCGGCGGCGACCGCTACGCGCTCATTGTCGCGGCCAATGCGACGCCGACCTCGCTGTTGACTGCGTTGGCGGCGCTGGTCAACGCCGATCCGTTCTCCCTGGTCACCGCGACGGCTGACCTGCTGCCACCGGACCCCTCAGTCAGCCTGACCGTCAAAAACAAGGGCGCGATCGGCAATGAGATTGATGTCGTGTTGAATTATCGCGGCATGGCTGGCGGGGAAAGCATTCCGCCCGGTCTTGATGTCAACATCATCAAGGTCCCAGGCACCGGCCTGGTGGACCTGGCTCCGGCGATCGCCGCGATGGGTGACGACGAATACGATTTTATCTCGATGCCGTACACCGACAGCGCCGCGCTCGACGCCCTGGCCGAGGAGCTGAACGACGTGACCGGGCGGTGGGCCTGGAGCCGCCAGATTTACGGCCACGCCTTCCTTGCCCGCAGCGGGACCTTCTCGCAATTGCAGGCATTCGGGGTCGCCAGGAATGATCCCCACGTCTCGGTCCTGGGGGCCGCCCCCAGCCCCACGGTAAGCTGGCGGCGCGCCGCGGCCCTGTGCGCGCAGGCCGCGACCTCGCTGCGCATCGACCCGGCCAGGCCGCTGCAAACCCTGCCCCTGGTCGGGGCATTGGTGCCAACGCGCGGCAACCGGCTGAGCATGTCGCAGCGCAATACCCTGCTCTATTCGGGGGTAGCGACCGAGATGGAGTCAGGGGGCGCGGCGGCGATCGAGCGTTGCGTTACAACCTACCAGCGCAACGTCTGGAACCAGCCCGATCCGAGCTATCTGGACGTGCAGACCTTGGCGACTCTGGCCTACATCATCCGCTTTCTGAGGATCCGTATCCTCCAGAAATTCCCCAGGCATAAACTGGCGAACGACGGGACCCCGTTCGGGCTCGGCCAGGCGATCGTGACCCCGCGCATCATCCGCGCCGAGCTGATCGCCGCCTACAGCGAGCTGATCGAGCAAGGCATTTGCGAGAACATGGACGCGTTCAAGCGATTCCTGGTCGTCGAGCGCGATCCCAACGACCCGAACCGGGTCAATGTCCTGCTGCCGCCCGACCTCGTCAACCAGCTCAGGATTTTCGCGATGCCGGTGGAATTTCGCCTGCGCTACTCGGCCAGCGCGAC